CATGTGCCTTGACCGAGTCAATGAATCGATTGATGTGGATGCTCACACAAACACCTCTTCATCCAAGTAGCGCCGCAGTTCCTTGTCCGTGGGTTCCACACGGTAGTTGTGCTTGAAAAAGATCTCATATGAGTCTGATCCATACTTGCCAATGCCATACAACTTGGTGGCGTCATTGCCGTCCCAGTTGACATAGTCTTGAGTCATCCTGCGTATGCGATTCTCTTTTACTGTACTCATGCCCAGACTCCAGATGATGTCCTTTACCTCTTCAGGAGTGCTCCGCAGCAACCACATTGGTGTAGGCCAGTGATGCATGAACAAGGGATACACTGTCTTCACAGGTTTGCGGCCTGTTTGGTTCAGCATGATCACTGCTACCATGTGCCTCCACTTTTCTATGTAGGGAATATCCGTCGAGCCCAGTTGTTGCTGGACCATGAGATCATCGCGCAGGGGTTCAATCATCGTGTTTGTAAAAATTGGTCAAGTTCAGGTGGTTGCCATCCCTCGGGTTTGAGAACTTTACCATCTTCGCGTTTGTTCACGAATCCGGTAGCGGGATCGATCTTGGCAAGGTTGGTTCGCATGACTTCGTTCCATGCACCTTCACCATCTGCACCAAGGCTATGGATGGCACCGATTGTGACCACCAGGATGTCAATCAAGGCATCTAAACATTCTTTGGGATCGGCAGCAGCATTGGCCACCCAGAGTTCATCCACTTCTTCTTGGATGAGACTGGTGTACAGATTGAATTGAGATTCGCTCCAGGCACCTGTGGGCTGGTTGCATGCTCGCATGAAGCGAGCTTGATCACGGAAGGGGTTTGTCATTGGCTTGTTCTCTTGTGTAAAAAGGACCTTGGTAAGGATATCGTTCCAAGGTAATCAACTTGGGGCTTTGTACTATGCTCCAAGTTCTGCGTTGTTTGACCTGATACCAACCAGCAGCATACCACGAGCGTGATTTGTTGTTCTTGGTAAACAAGGGCAGTTTATGTTGAACATTCCAGATGGGGTTATACACTCGCGACCCAGACGGATAACCTTGCACTTGATATGTAGCAGGCTCTCGACTGGGGCGATTGATCACTGCTGGAAACTCAATGTCAACCTGTTTGCGGATCATGGCCATGGTCTTGAATGGCATGACCTGGTTGTTGATCCTCACTGCAAAACCATCTCCTGTGGCTTCGATGTTGCCGACCTTTCGATCGCCCTGTGTGAGGACGTAGAACTGATCTTTAACTATGGGCTTGGCTATTATGCTCATCAAGTGTTCCTTTGTATGTGTTGTTGAGCCAGGCGGCGTATTGCTCTGGTGCCTCAGATATCTTTGTGAGTTCGTATTTGCCGCAGAACTTCATGAACCGCACACCCACTTGCCCAATGTCTTTGTGACTGATCTGTTCGCGGATGGCACCGTCCACTTTGGCCTTGATCTCGGCAGGCTGTGCTGTGAGATCCACCAGCACACGATTGCGTTCGTAGTCGTCTTTCACACGATGTTCTACACCGTTGTGGTCTGACCAGCGTTGCAGCATGAGATTGTTCCAGTTGAATCCGCGGTTGGTGCGATCTTCAAATGCTTCGCGCAGACCCACTCGGTTCTTGGTGCCTTTTTCACGCACACCTGGATAAGCAGAGAACACATTGTCTGATGTATCGCCGCGCATGCACTTCTCAAACAGCAGCCATTCTGGATCCGGAATTACCTTGTCCGTCTTGGTTTTTTTGTCCTGCACACGGCGGCCCTTGGCATCAAAAATGCCAGTGACTGTGTGTAGTTCGTCAGTGATGCCATTGTATTGGCTCACATTGGGCGCCAAAAGTTGCACGAAATCTGTATCTGATGAAATAATATAGTGCTCGTCTTCGGGATGCAGCGCGATCCAACGAGCAATAACGTCGTCTGCTTCGGCTTCTGCGTGTCGGATAACACTACAGTTTGTGCCCTCAGCCAAGTATTTAGTGAAGCTATCGTAGGTCTCCCAGAACAGTTTGTCCTCTTCTTGTTCTGTTGCACTGAGTGCAGCACGGGCCACAGCACGGTTTTTCTTGTAGGGCTCGTAGTAGTCCTTGCGCCATGAACGGCCTTCCAGTGCGAAAACCACATGATCTGCGGAGAATTTCTTGTTCACCTTGTTCACCGAACTCATCACGATGTGTAAAGCATAGCCGATCTTTTCCCAAGCATCTGCTGCGCGGAAAACCGAATGCCGGGCACGGAAGAATGTGTTTGCTGTATCAATCAACAGATATCGCATCGGGATCCAGTATGTTGTTTTCTATACAGTATAATAACACAAATTCAGCCCAAAAGCAATGGGCCATTTCACCAAAATGCCAGGATCCAGCATTCACTGTGGCAAAATCGGCTTCAAGCAAGATCTGATTGTATGTGTATTTGGAGTAAGGTGTGATATATGCGCTGTTCCAATCCTGTTGATCCTGGATTCGATCAAATGAGTTATTGCCGTTGAAGAACACATGTGGGATTTTTGCCGCGGTCATATCCACGTGCAGTTGCCATATCTCTTGATGCCAGTGCTGTTGGCAACGATTCCAGTCAACATCAATCACAAACTGTCTGTATCGATCTGCCAGTTCGTCGGGAACCCAGTCTGTGCCCGAACTGCCTACCTGCAAGTATTCACCGTGATGTAACCATTCTTCTCGTTCCCAGGTGCTCCATTGTATCACTGCCACAGCAGATTGCCAAGGCCGCAAGGATCTCATCCAATCGCGTGTGGTTCTCAATATTCTGTAGTTAGATGCAGCAGATTCAGCGTCACAGATCAATTCTGCATTCAATCGATTGGCCAGCCGTTGCCCCCAACTTGCCTGAAGATTTGCAGGGTGTGGTTGTCGACCCAGTTCGGGATAGCCGTCGTCTTCGGCAAAGGCCGCTGGACTTACTGCTTCAGCAGCGGCAGTGTGGCTGTCACCATTAACATATAAGATCATTGATTACATCTTTTAATAGATAATCGGCAAACATCTTATGTCCATCTTCGTAGAGATGTTTGGTTTTTGTAGTTTTGATATGGTTGTCTTCGGCCCATTTGCCTATATTAAATCTGTGTAGATCTCTGACGTTAGGGTCCTGACTAATTTTCTGAAATGCTTGCAAGTTTTTCAGGCTGTTCCAATTCAGATTTCTAAAATCTGTGTTGTCGGCTGCCGAAAAAATATGATATGGAAGATTGAGAGATTTCAATGTGTGAATAAACATAAACATCTTGACATAAAAATGTGTTGTCTGTTTGTTGATATTTTGATCAATCACTGCATGCATGGTCGCTTCATCAACAGTTTTTATCCATCCAGCGCCTATAAACTGTGATCCAGGATAATCTTTTATTCTTTGTGAGTATTTTGAGATATCGTCGATCCAGATTTCTTCTCTGGTAATAAAACTAAAACCAACAATTACCAATGGCCGTTGATGTTGTTTTAAATTTGCACAGTATTCGAGGGTGGTTCGAAATATACGGTCGTTACAACTTCCTGCAATGGCGTGATTTGTAACAGGAATATCTATCTGATCGGCAATAAAATTGCTGTATGCAAACTGCCCTGTATCGTTTGCAGAATAACTGTCGCCGTTGATGTAGATCTCTGTGATCACCACTTAACTCACCTCGCTACGTCCACCGCCAACATCAGTGCTGCGAACCCACATGCCACTCTTGGCGATGGCTTCTTCTTGTTCCCAGGTCTCCATTACCACATGTCTACATACATTTTGGAACCAACGGTCTACGATCTCTGCGTCAGTGTCGTCCTTCTTGATCATGTATCCGGCCTTGACCAGGCGTGCCACAAAGATCTCGTTCCAGTCCAGTTCAAATGCACCCTGATGCAAGTTATCAAGATCCACATCCAGGCTCACGATGTTCACATAAGGTTCTTTTTTGTCCGTGGCGATCTCTTTGGCAGTTTTAGATTCTTCCTTTACTTTCTTTTCTCTGGGCACAGGAGGTTCCTTTGGCTCGGGTGCGGTTGCAGCAGCCAATGCCGCCAAGGCTTTTTCTTTTGCGCCATTTGCGCCAAACAATCTATCAAACAGTCCCATCATGTGCCCCATTCGTTCTTGAATAGTGGCACTTGGAGTCGATCACTGTACCGCCATCCTTTTCGCATTGCCATTTCTGCCACTGCCCTATTAT